TAGGTCTTTGACCCAGCCCGGTGCCTTTGCATCTTCTTCTGGAGGCGGCGATTCCCCCTCAATCTCGATAATAACGTCATCTTCGTCACCATCTGAATCATCATCGTCTTCTGAGTCTGTGTCAGCCTCTTGAGCATCTACCTCGTCATCGACTTCTGTGTCTAGTTCCAGTTCGGTGTCCAGCTCTTCGTCATCGTCCTCAATTATTTCTGCCTGATCGTTCATTTTGACCCCAATATGCTCACCCAAAGAAACGGCGGGTGGAAGCCGTTGGAGGTAATGATAACAGTATTGGTCAAATACGCCAATAGTTGGTCAATATGACTAATAAATTAATATTACGGGGTATATCTGCGAGTGCCAGGCTCCTGATATCCAAGGTACTGCTGGTCAGAATAGAAGTCAGGGTTCCTGAACCGTACAGGCTCGTTCTGCAACTGCGCTGCGATACCAGTGTTGGCCTGCTGTGGCTGTTGAGCATACTCCTGCGGGTTTATTTGCTGCTGGTATTGCTGCTGCATGTATCGCTGGTGCTCATACGGATCCATTTGCTGATGGTACTGCTGCTGCTGATACTGTTGCTGCATCTGCTGCTGGTACTGTTGCGGATCCATTTGCTGCTGTGGACTCATCTGCTGTTGATACTGCTGCAGCATGTATTGCTGATACTGCATTGGATCCATCTGCTGCGGGTCAGTCGGCTGCTGATAGGTCGCAGGGTTATTATCGGCGGCATTGTAATACCCAACATTTATCGGAGGTATGCCATTGTAGAAATCGTTTTGCGCAGATTGCATAAAACTATTGGCGTTACCGAAGTTCTCGCCCCCATATAACTGGCCTAGCAGAGAGCTGTTCATGTTTCCGATCATTTCGATGCCTTTTGGGTTAATTAAACAATTAGTGCTTTAAATTGGGGAAAAGAATCCACCAAACATTTCAAATGCCTTGGTTCGACCTTCGTTCTTGGGGCCAAGTCTAGGCACTACTTCCGGTATTTGTTCACCAACCTCCTTGCTGGTAATGAACGCAGGGTCATAATTCTTTATACCCTCCTCGAACCTGCCAAAACGACCTTCTGGGGCGTTTACAATCTCTTGTCCAAGGCCACCGCCAATCATCTTGAGAGCGTCCTCCCATGTGGTAGCCTTGCCTATCCCCTGCATGATCCCGCCAATAAGCATCTGCTCCATGTCGCCCACGAACCCGCCGAAAGCATTGAACGCACCACGGGAAGTGTCAGCAATATCGTCATACGTCAGGTTATATGTATCTGGGTTTAAGAGCGAATTTGTCTGGTCGGCACCGTAGAGCAACGATCCTGGCTGGTTGAATATGCTGTTCAGAAAGTCATCATTGGCCTGCTGCATTAGGTCGGCACCCGTTGGCGCTGGCTGCTGTGCCGCGATGATTGCCTCTTCGCCCTGTGTGACTGGCGCTGACTGGACGCCCATTCCGCCCATTCCAGTTGTTGTATCGCGAGCTAATGGCGTCTGCGATGCTCCACCGGCTTTTGACCTGGATATTGCATAATCGTCGGCTTCAGCATAGGCACCGGCAGGGAATCGAGGGAATTGCTTGCCGGTTGATTGCTCGTAATCAATAGCCAGCTCAATCGCTTTGTCCGTATCCTCTCTCTCAAACAGCTTCGGGTTGCCCTCTGCATCCCACCATATCGTCGGAATAAGCATCACAGAACCGTCTGGCGCGTCAACAGTAGCTATGTACTCTGTAGACACTGAACCAGGCTCGCCCAGACCTAGATCTTGCGGTGTATGTATCGCTGGGTCAAATGGGACAAGACCTCCACCCGTCCCGCCGGTGTCCGCGCTGGCGACTCCTGCTAACGCCGCCAAGGCTCCCCCCATAGTTGCAGTAGCAAGCCGTCCGTAATCATCTATAAAAACTTGATTCTCTGGCGGCGTTTCTGTCCATTCTTTACCCTCCCACGGGGGGCTGGCTACACGCTCATCCATACTCATCGGTAGCCGCTCTTGAACTGTGCGAGCCTCAACCTCTCCAGCCAACTCGCGGTACAAATCCTTTCGTGGGGTTTTGTAACCGCCATACTCATAGCGATTAACAAACTGGTTCAGCTCCCTAACAGTGCCGTTCCATGTCTCCATCTCAGCGCCCAGAGCCTCATATGCCTTGGCCCTTGCGTTGCTTATTTCTCGCTGATACTTCGCGTAAGGATTCTTTACGCCTGAGTTGCGGACTTGCTCGACCAGTTTAGGATCCATGTCCTTCTCAACTGCGGCGATAACTTGTCGCATGTAATCTGCATAGTTCTGGTCACGCTCGGCCTGTGGGCGGTGCGGCTTCGCCCAGTTGATGTCCATCCTCATGCGGTACTCGGCGTTGGGTTCCATAATCTGGCCGCTGTTGAATATGTGGCGGCGTTTGTCAGTCAGCTTGCCACCGTTGTAGTAGCTGTCTAGGTATCCCTTAAGTCGGTCAACCTCGCTCAATTTAGACGCGGTGCTGCTAAGTTCTCTGGCGTTATGGTAGCCCAGCCCGGTTAACTTATCCTCGTACTGCATTTTCACCGACTGCGCGTTCTCTTGCGCTTCAACTAGATCCCGTTTGGCGGTGTCCAACATGCGAGCAGAGTGCTCGGGGTTACCGCCCTTGGCCCAGTTCTCCCGCTCTTGGATGTAGTGCTGTCCCTCATGCTGCAAGGTGCTGGCCATCTCTTCGTCGGATCTAGCGTAAATGCTGTCGCCTGTTGACAATTGGATGTTACCGGATCTTGGGTCAAACGACCCCCGAATCCTGTCAGATGTTATAGGCTTAATTCTGGAATCCTGCAGTCTCGGGTATGCCTTGACCATGCTGGCTGGCCCGTCTTGACCTTGCAGTGCATCGCCCACTGTAGGAGTGCGCCCTTGCCTAAGCCCTGCCGCCTGATCTGCCGGTATATAATTACCTTGGTCGCTGATCTCCTGCTTCCATACGCCCTCTGGCCCCTTTAGCATGGGTGCGCCAAACTGCTCACCTGTCGCCTTCCATATCTCATCACGACTTTTGCCTGACGCGGCCATCGACTCTGCAAGATCCACTGCTTCTCTACTGAACATCTTGGATGTTGCGCCTATGAACCCAGCTTGAGCCTCTTCTGGCGTAATAAGACCCGCCGTAGTCAGCGCGAATAGGAGGGCGCCGTACTTCTTGGTTATGTCTATCAGCTTGTCATCGAACACAACATAATTGGATGACCCGCCGTCAGCGCCTCGGCTAAACCCGTCTTTGTAGCGGATACCCTTGATGCCCTGGCCTGTCATGTGCTTAACGCCTTTGGACTCGTCAAAAGACCCCAGCATGGCGTTCAATTCCTGCCCATCGATGTCCCTGTCTATGATCGCCTGTATTTGGCTATCGTCGAAACCTTTTGACTTCAACATGCCGCTGACAGAACTGCGAACCTTATCGCTCTGCTGACTCAGCGGCAGATCGTAGTCAAGGAAGTCATCAGGCGTGGCGTCTATGTTGACCTCGTACATCGAGCCTTTGCTCATCTTGCCGCTGCGCTTAAATTTGATTAGCTCAGACAACTTTTCCTGTTGCAGCAAAACCAGAGAGTCCCTCTTTGATGCGCCAGTGGCCTCGGTAAGGTTAAGCGAATTTAGGCGCTCCACCTCTTTTGTTGCGGCTTCTATCGCCGCGTCAACATCGCCGCCAGACTTTTGTAGGATTCGCTGGGCACCTCCTGTGCGGGAGGCTGTAAGATCGTCCCGATACCCCTTCGCCACATCCTCGGACTCAGCGAAGTAAAGGCCATGACCATACGCCTGAGCGCCTTCTCCGGTTCCGATCTTGGACATATCGAAGCGCCCCAACGGGTGCTCCTTGATCACGCTGGCACCCTCTGGCACCGCGTCATCCATGTGCTGATACACAACTGCGCCGTCAGGCATCTCTAACTCACGGACAGGCGGGAAATCATACGGCGAGCCGTGAAACAGCTTAATGCCTTCAGCAGCCTTGACATCGCCTTGAGCAGCGCGTCTTGCCAGCTCTTCCATTGCCCTAGTCAGCTTGGACATTATTGACCTCGCGCAATATTGATCAGCTCTTCCGTAGTCATGTTGGCCATGTCAGGCTCCCGTTGTGGGAGTTGCTGTACCCGTTGCTGCGGGAATTGCTGACCAGGACGCTGTTGCATAGCACCACGCTCTCTCATGCTCTCGCTCATCTCACGGACTTGCTCGGCAGCCTTGATCATTCTTGCCTGATCCTCTGACTTGATGCTGCTCAGTGTCTCCATTGTGTCAGCCTTGGTGTTCTCAGCCTTGGCAACGGACAGCAGGGTATCGGCCTTAGTCTTCTCGGCCTTGGCTACCTCATTGGCTGCTGCAGCTCTCAGGTACTCAGCATTGGCGTCTGGTTGTGCATTCTGCGCGGCCTCTGCAATATCAGCGGCTTCCTGTGCTGATGGCTCGATAACGCCCATCTGAACCAGTTTCTTGCGGTAGAACTTCCGAACGTCGCTCAAGCCCTCGCCTTCCATGTTCATCATCGCCATAGCACTCAAGATCGCCATGTTCTCGGGGTCTTGGGTCATCTGCATCATTGCGGTAATTGATCGAACCGTTGATGCTCGCTTGCTTGATGAGCTGGGGCCAACGTCAACCGACAGGTCAAACTTTGCCTCGCGCAGATCGTTCTCGTACTCAATCTCGCCTGTATCAGCGTTCAGCATTGGCTTGCCCAGCTCTACCTGGCCAGCCTCGTACTCGGAGTTCAGCGTCTTCATCTTGCGACCACGCTCGACTAGGATGTCCTTGGCCATTGATAGCCAGACCTCACCAGATCGCTTGATAGCCTTGCTCATGTTGGACATGTAGATGAACGCCTGCATATCCAGACGTGACTGTACCAGCTCGATAGCCTTGCCGCTGACGTTGGGTTGTAGTTGCTCGCCTGCGTCCTGCTTGCCCAGCAGATCCTGCATATCCATCTCAGTGATCTGCAGTAGCGCGGCCATTGCTGCGGGTATCTGTGGCGACTTGGTGTATGCAATTGGGCCAGCGGGTAACGATTGACCTGATGCGTCAGTGATCGGGTTGATAAGCAGGTACGGGTAATCCTTGATGTTATCCTCGGCCCACATCATCTCGAACCCGGCCATCTGCTCTGGAAGCATGATTGGCTTCTCAATCGTAGACAGTGCGCTGATCTCGGCCAGCTTGGATAGCTGCATGTTCTTCAGGCGCTGTACGTCCTTGGCTAGACGGACGTGGCCCATGCAACGCTCGATGTTGTCAACAAACCATCGCTTGCCGTACACCATGATGATCGGGATGCACTGACCAGCAATGTAGCCGCAATCTTCAAGGATCTTGCTGCCAGACATGATGTACTTGTGAATTCGCTTCTTCTTGGTCTTCTTCTCGCCGGTTAGCTTGGTGCCAATCGCCATCAGGGTATCTTCAAGCGTATCGTCTTCCTCGAAGTCTGAGTCAGTGTACCGCTCTTCTTCGCCCTCTAGGGTGGTGTAGATGTAGACCGTGTGCTTGACCTCTTCGACCTTGTACATCTCAGCAACGTATACCACGTCAGCAGTACACCAATCGAACTCGGACATGGTTACGTCTTTAGACCAGCTTGATGGGTCATCATTCCACTCTTCGATGTACTCGGTGCGGGTCATACTGGTCAGGACATAGCATCGCCTGGCGTCTGACTTATCCTGGCGCTTGGCACCAAGGTCAAAGAATACAGATGAGTCGGCGTCATAGATTGGCTCGATGCTGACACGCTGACGGTCATCGTCATCATCCTCTTCGTCCTCGTACACCGCCCGTAGTCGCCATGCACCAATACCACCGCCGACAGCCTCCTCAAAGGCGTTGTCATAGGCTTCATCGGCAGAGCTGAACTCCTCATCGGATCGGTACAGACCATCGCAGGTATCGGCCAGCTTATCGTCTTCAGCGCCTTCCTTGCTGATGAAGTCAACAGTTATCCGGTTGTTCCGGTACTCGTTGATGATCCGCATCACGCTCAAGTGGATCTTGTTGATCTCCATCTTGGGACGATTAGCGAACTGCTCCTCAAGTGGGCCTTCCCACTGAGCGCCAGCGATTGAGTAGAAGCGCCTGTCGGCAAGGCACTGCATACGCTCATCACGAACGGCACCTTGGATATCACCAAATTCAATTATCGCCTCGGCGTGAACATCGTTCAACCGCTGCTCTTTTGATTGTCTTGCCATGATTTTGTAACCTCAAGAATGGGCGAAGTTTATCACCATCTATTGACTGTGGGAACTGGCCGTGCTTGCACCTGCTTGGGCGCTGCTCGACGTATACCTTCGCAGGCGTATCGTAGTGCGTCTATGACGTGATTGTTCTTGTCTTCAAGCACCGGCAATACGCCTCCGGTTGTCTGGTCTACCTTGTAACTATAAAGCGTTAGCTCATCTATGACGTGCTTGCATCGAGGGTGAACGGTTATGTCATACGTCTTCAGCCACTCAACACCATCCTCCAGCGATCCTGGCCCCTTGACTGCAGCCATCAGCTTTGGAAAGCCATGACGTTTCATGTGGCTAATGGTCTCTGGTCTTGCTGAGTCAGCGATGATAGGCCACTTCTCAGCCTCTGGTACGGT